CTGGAATCACAGCGGAGTTTAATGAGGAGTTGGGTGGTTCCCTCGTTAGCCATTCTTCGGCATCCCTTGCTTCAGGCGCTCGGCCTCTACCCGCTGCTCGGATTCGGTCAGCATGTCTCCGTACAGACGCTGCAAACGTTCCTCCGGATTTTCTGCCTCATCGCTCATTGCAAAGTCATACAGAGCCTGCAAGTTTACTTCCTTGGAAACCGACTCTTTGGTCATCGCCACACCGAGCAACGCACGTTGATGCCGCATCCGTCGCTCGAAGTTGTGGCGACCTTTTTGCTTCAGCGCGTACTCGTAAGGTGTCAGCCTCCAGAACTTCTCGGGATCCAGATCGAATTCCCCGAGGGCCTCTTCCAGGATCAGTTCCCAGTCCCAGACGCCACCGGGGAGTCCACTTTTTTTTCTTCCTTGACCTCCTCGCCCTTCGGCCGCCGGAACGCGAGCATGGCGGCTTCCTGAACCTTGGCGAAAACGGAAACGAATTTCTGTGCCAAGGTTTCGCCGTCGGCGTAATCCATCATGTCGGCGGCGGCGCCCACCGTGAGGTTTTCATCCTCGTGGAGGAGCGCCGCCCAGAGTAGATCAACCAGGGTGTCGAAGCCGATGATCTTCTCAGCCGCCGAAATGTCCTCCGGCTTCAAATCCTTGCCGGAAGGATCGCCCTGGTGAGCAATCACGAATCGATAGAATTCGGCGAGCACGTTCTCAACCGAGCGGCCACGTTTGCTCTGAAACGCATAGTTCCCCCTGAAGCCGAACTTCAAGGTGCGCATCTTGTCGAGCCGGATTTTCACTTCTCCGTCAAATTTGCTCATCCGTCACCTCTCGACTACGGGCTGGTCACCAATTTGCTCTGGCCTTTGATATCCAGCGTGTACTCGACCTTGCCTTCAACTGGGTATTTCTCGCTCATTTTTTCGAGGATGGCCTTGCCCTCTTTCTTCGTCCCGCTGATCTGGCTCTTGTCGATCTGGACCCAGATCTTCGTCCCGTTCGTGTGCGCGTTCTCAAGATTCATATATGCGCTGTCCGAAGGGAGAAGGGCGCCTTCGCAGGTGACGGACCAGTCACCACCCGTGATCTCATCTGAGGGCCATCCATCATCGGCCTGCGTCTGGCCGTCGATAGACTTCGTGCCACGGTCCAGGCCTCCGCCGGTCCGCTGACCGATGGTTACCCAGTTCGCGCCCGCGCCCCCGACGCCGTTCAGATCCAGCTTGATATATACTTTCCTGCCGAGCTTGATGTCGCTCATTTAAAAAACCTCCTTCCTATCATCCACGCGCCGGATCGGCCAGCTCAAAGACGTTCATCGTGACGGTGGTTGCCAGGCTCAACGTGAGCGATACGAGGCCGGTCGTGGGATCGACGCACTTCGCGTCGACGGGGATCTTCTTCCGCACCCCGGCGCCAACCGCGACGAGAACGTTATGAAGGTGTCCTTCGTCACACTTCCTGCTCGTGGGGGCAAGGATCGTCACGTTGACGGACGAGCCGCTCCCGTTGTTGTACTCCACCCACGTCTTTTTCGGGTCGCCGCAGGTGAACGATTCAGTGAGTTCCGCAGCCAGGAGGGCGTCCACTGTCCCGGAATAGGTGTCTCCCGAGAGCCCCATCGAAACCTTCACGACTGTACGTACCGCCATTGTTTCAGCTCCTTCTGTCCTCCACCGTGAAGTTGACTCTCATGACCGCTTCCTCAACGAGCCCAAGCTCGTCGGTGGAGATGTAGGATTCAGTCACGGACTCGTAAGTCGTCATTGAATTTTCAAAGTCATCGGTCTTGTCGAGCATCTCGACCAGCGCCGCCTGGACCTGCGTTACGATCCCATCCACCACCTCCATCGATGTGTCCCTGGAGTAGATCAGCAACTCAAATGTGCAGATCGTTACATCGGTTTCCTGTAGGATGCTGGGCCGGAAGAATCGATCCCCGATGATTACGAACGGCATCCCCTCGTTGATCGAGGGCATGTAAGAGAAGACCTTCATTGTGGGATAGTAGCCCTTCAGGCGCAGGTAGATCGCCTTCTCGATGGAGCCGAGCGGGTTGCGGGCGATCATTGGGCGACTCCTGCAGGCATGCCCGAGTCAAATTTGGCCTTCAGCCTTGCCTGGAGTTTCGGGATCTCTTCCTCCACGGCCGGGAAGAAATACGGCCTGGCCTTCAAGCCCTGGCGTTTGAAAATGCCCATGGCAACCGCGCCTGGTTCCGCGCCGTGAGCCTTGGCCCAGGAAGTAAATGCAGCCACGGGCGGGAATTTGTGATGGGATCCGTGTTTGTACCAAGGTGGGAGTTTCTGTTTATTGGAGGCGGCACCCGCCGGTCCCGTTCCGAACTCCATGAAGGCGGCGTGTTTCACATAGGATCCGACCTCGCCTTCGACTTGCTGGTGGTTCATGCGCCAGTGGATCCCGGCGCGAAGCTGGCCGATGTTGACAGGTGCCGAGCGCTTTGCCTTGTTGTGGATTTCGATGAGCGTCTTTTCGAATTCCCGAGCGATGACCGCCTCGCCGTTCTTGCCCACTTTGCTGATCTTGGCGAGGCATTCTCCTTCCCCCTTCACTTCAAAGTAGATCCCCTTATCGGCCATGGTCACACCTTCGCCGTCTGCTCCACCGCCGAGATCTCCATGTCAACGTGGAGGTCGTCCTTGTCGATGACACTCTGGATGTGGAACGTGCGGCCCTCGTAAATCAGGTGGCTCTTCGTTGTGATCAACTCGTTCCACGGGCTCTCTATCATGTGCGTGACAGTGCCGATTCCACCCCCGTAGAGGTATCGCTCCCTGGACGCGATGGGCTTCACAGACATCCATTCCTTCGCTACCTCGGGGAACGTCTCCGTGTAGCCCGGACCTCCAGCCTTCAACACCGCCACAGGGTTGCAGATGCTCACAAGCGCATTCCGCTCGGCGATGCTCATATCAGTGGCCCCCTCGCCTTGCAGCCTGCCAGGAGTTCCGGCAACAATGGGTTGCTCTCCAGTTCGCCCAACCGGAGATCCGTCTTCGCACGGTTGAGGTACATCCAGGTGGCGACGAACACGACGGCGTTCCGGATTTCCTGGGGGACGTTCTCGGGCCCCGCGCCATAGCCAGTCGCGTACTCGATCACCATGCTCCGCGCCGGCCGGATGTTCGTGGGCCAGGAATAACTGGCGGCCAGCATGATCCGGTCGCTGTCCGCGTCCAGGATGTACGTGGAGTTGGAGAGCAGCACCTCCACATCGTCCGTGGTGTAGTACTTGACGGAGGTGATCGGAGAAGTAATCGGCCCATGCGGCAGGTAGATGTCATAGCGCTGCCGGCGCGTCATCTCGCGGAAGTCCTCTTCGTCCAGGACGAGACGCCACGCCTGCGTTAAGAAACTTGAACAAAGAAGGTTCTCCACGGCTACGGACGCGGCCCATAGCCGTTTCACCAGGTCCGCATCCTGGAGGTCCGAGCGGATACGGAGGTGATCCTTGAACTCCTTCAGCGTGGCCGTGTGTGTCTTCGGTGCTGTCGTTCTTACCGCTTGCATTGTTTTCCTTTGATCAGGACCGGGCGAGCCGGGCCGAGGAAAGCCCGGCCCACCCTATCCCGACGGAAGTGATCAACGTCGCCGCCCCGGGAGAGGCCAGGGCGGCGGGAAGAGAAAAAACTACTACGTCAACGGGGCTCCAGCGGGAGTGTGGACGGCGCAGCCGAGCACGATGCACCCGCATGCCAGAATGTTCCCGGAAGTCGCCGCGGAGCACTCCCAGCGGATATACCGCTTCTTCCCGCGGTATCCCCGGGCGTAGATCGTCTCGTCGTTCGCCGTGGTGATCGCGATCGTGTTGGTGCCGCCGATCAGATCGGCATCGGCGACCAGTGTGAACGTCGAGTTGTCGTCCGACTCCGCCACCCGGAACGTGTTCGAGGTACCACTCTGCACCCCGCAATAAAGGATGCAAAGAGCGGCCTCGAAGCAACTCGTATCAACTCCGGTGCCGTTCTCGGCGACCGTGACCGCCTTGGGCTTGATGCTCGAGCAGACCTTAGTGTCACTGTAAAGATCGAGTTCCATGTTTCAGTTCCTTTCTTTCTTTTGGTTCGCCTTCCTCCTCTTGTTACCCGGTAGTGAGCACGCAGATCGCGGCACCCTGGATGACGGCCCCGCCCACGCGCCGGTAAACCCAGAACCGCACATTGCCGGTGGCGGCCTGTGTCAGATCATCGCGAACCATGGTAATGCCGATGCGGTCCACGATCTTGTAGCCGCGGCGGAGATCCCCGAAGATCCCGACCTTCCTGCCGGCCGCAGTGGCGTCCTCGAGGAGATCGAGGGCCTCGCGGAGGGGTTGCCCGTTGAGGGAGGCAGGCTGGCCAGCAACGAGTCCGGGCTGCCAGATGTAGGCGTTGGTCGTGGCTTCCTTCAGGAGCCGCAGCTTGGCGATCACGGCCCGCTTGAAAAAATACACGCCATTTCGTGCGTAGGCCTCCTTGATGGCGTAGTACATCTTTACCACATCGTCCGCCGTGACGAGATGCCCGGAGGTGTCCGTACCTGTAAGGCCTGTCACCTTGGTCGAAACGGTGATGCCTTCGGGTTGGGCAGCTCCGGTTCCGTTGACGAATGCCGTGCCTTCCAGGACGCCCAGTTTCTCGCTGGCTTCGGTACGGATTTCAGACTCAACATTGATTGCCGCGTCCTCGAGTTCCTGCCGGCTGATGTCCACCATGGCGTACTGCTCATGTGCCGAGATATCCTCGGAACCGAACGCAGTGCCGGTGGTCTCTGTCCTGGTCGCGGTTTCGCCGGTCCAGCCCCCGGTGAGCGTGCCCGTTTTGGACGGCTGCTTCACGCTGCGAGCCGTGGTTGTCTTGATGCGGGCGTACTCGCGGATGGGCGAGAACTCGATGATGTCCTTGATCAAGTCTGCCTCGAACTCGGAGGGGCAGAGGAACCCGCCCGCCGTGTCGATCCCGGCACTCAGGGCCTTCGTCTCGTGGTACTGGTTGACATTGTTCTTGGTGAGGTATTCCTTGGCGGCCTCCTCGCCGCGCAGGATGAAAAGCCGCAGGGCCTCCTTGCGGTGGAGCGCGGCCTGCATGTTCTGCTCCGCCGCCTGGCCGGGGTTCAGGAGCTTCTTCTCCAGCTCGATCCGGTACTTCTCCGCCTTCTTCTCGTAGGCGTCCAGGTCGGCCTGGATCTTGTCGATCTTTTCTTTGGTGAGGGCGAGGATCTGGCCGTGCTCCTTCCGCTCCTTCGCCGACTCGTCTCCGGCCCTCTTCAGGCACTCGACGGCGGTTCGGAACTTGTCGAACTCTTCGTTGGTGATCTCGATAGGCATGGAACTATCTCCTTTTGTGTGACTCGATTATTTCGTCCAGGAAGGTGAGATCTGCCCTTGGAACGACTTCCGGTCGCCGGTCACCGCTCTCGGAGTGCCTTGTGGGCGGCTCCGAAAGGATGGCTGCGGCGG